GCGTCGCCGAGCTGCACGCCGAGCAACTTCCCGGTGACGCGGTGCATGCCGCCGTCGGCGGCGCGCACGGTGCCGGTGCCCCAGCCGTCCGGGGTGTGCGTGCGGAAGGCCGTGAGCTCGCCGCGTAACGTCGTGCCGTCGTCGGTCGCCATCGGGTCCGCGCCTTCCTGCGGGGCGCCGCCGGCGTCCTTGCCGGCGGCGGTACTGCGTTTCTAGTGATCGTCGAGGCCGAGGCGGTCAGCGTCCTCCCACCCGTCGCACTGGTCCCACCGGCTGCCGTGCTGCGAGTGGTCGACTACGCCTCGGCCGCACAGTGGGCAGGTGGTCAGAAAGGGATTTGATCGTCCTCGGGCGCCTCGGCCGCCGCCGGCGTGCGCTTGGCTTGGCGCGCGGCGGTCGCCGCTCGTGGCGGCGGGGCGGCGGCCGGTTTGGTGGTCGCCGGCGCCGGCGTCTTGGCGGCCGACGCCAGCACGCGGCCGCGCATCCGCTCGGCGAACGCCTTCGCTTGCTCCTCGGACATTTTGGCCTTCATCGCGACGCCGCCGGCGCCGATCGGGTTCAGGAACCGGACGCGCGCGCGCGGCTGGCCCTGCAGGTCGTCCTCATGCACCACGACCGCTTCGATTTCGACGCCGCCGTCGATGCTCGTGAGGTCCGCGAGGTTTTCGCCGACCCAGCCGCAGACCCGCAGCGCCTTCAAGGTGTGAGGCTCAGACTTCTCGGTGAACTGCCCGTACCAAGTCAGCTGGCGGTCGTCGACGTCGACGTCCTGGTCCGGCGAGAACTGGATCAGCACGCCGACCTGCTCGTGGTCTTGCGAGGTGTAGCCGAGCTCGGCGGCTACACCTCGCGCGCGCCATGTGCCTTCGGGTATTAGATTCATTGTGAGGTCTCCTCGGTGTCGGTGGTCTCGGGGTCGGGGTCGGGTGCGGTGGTGGTCGAGATGCGTGCGGCCAGCTTGTTCCAAATGCGCTCGAGCTCGGCGGCGTTGTCGCCGGCGTTGGCGACCGCGTTGCGCACGCGCGTGGCGGTCGTCGAGTCGTCGGCGATGGACTCGAGCAAGCGGTCGATGCGCGTGCGCAGCCGCGCCGGGTCGTCGGGCTGGTGCGCGGCGGCCGCCTCGGCGAAGGCGTCCCACTCGAGCGCGATCGAGGGCGGCAGGTCGTATCGGTTCTTGGCGTCCCAGGCGGCGTTGTGCTCGGTGCGCAGGACCCGGGCGCCCGTGCCGATGCCCTTCACGCGCTTGTTGTCGGCCTCGTACGTGGTGACGTCGTGGTCGGCAAAAAGCACTGCGTCGCACCACTCGCGCCAATGGCCCGACGCGCCCTTGTGCAGCTTGAGCTCGTACCGGTCGAAGTCCTCGCCGGCCGGGTTTTTGAAGCTCTTAATCCACGAGTGCGCCAGCAAGACCATGTCCATTTGGCGCGTGGCGCGCAGGCGCTCGAGCGCCGCCGTCAGCTGCCTCCAGTACCCGCCGGCCTCGGTGTAGCCCTTGCCGTACCCAAGGACCTCGATCGAGCGCAGCGGCGGCTTGCCGGGCTTCGCGCAGTCGACGCAGACCTGCTGCCAGCACAGCGGCTCCATCCAGTCGAGCGTGTCGATGACCAACGTGCGGTAGTCGTGGGGCTTGGTGGTGAGCTCCTGCACGGCCTCCATCACGTCCGCCCAGCACGTGGGTTGCGGGAAACGCTGCACGTCGAGCTCGCTGGTCCCGTCCTCGGCCCCGAGGAAAATCGGCGCCGGTGCGGCCGCCGCGAAGGTCGACTTTCCGACGCCTTCCAGCCCGTACACCAAGACGCGCTTGGGTTTGACGATGCGGCCCGAGACCACCTTGGCCAGCGACATGCGGCCGCTGGCGGCGGCGGGCAGTGTGCCCGGTGCGCGCGCCGCTGTGGGCGGCGGGACGCCGACCACCCGCGCGGGCGGGCGTAGTTGCGGGCGTGGTGGCGGTACTGCTGTTTCAGACATTGGAGACCCTCGTTCGGTTCCCGACTCGGCGATATGCCGAGCCGAAGTCTATGTGGGCGGCGGCGCTATTCTGCGGCGTCCGCCTCCTGCGTCGCGGGCGTCGCCGCCACTGCGTCGAGCTCGGGGTGCACGTTGTCGACGTGCTCGTACCGCGTGGCGTCGTCGAGCGAGACCTCGCGCGTGCAGACCGGGTGATAGGCGCACATCCGGCCATACCGCTCGCAGGCGTTGACGTTGCGCACGTACACCCCGGCCGCCCGGGCTTCGCGAATCAGCCGCGCCGTGTGCCACGCGTCCGCCGCCGCATCGGCGACCTCAGCCTCGAGCCGCACCACGAACCCGCGCCGGTAGTACCGGTCGGGGTCGGCGCAGATCGACTCGGTCAGCCGCAGCCCGTACTCCTCCGGGGTTTCGTCCTCGGCGCGCTGGTTGGCGTACAAGGCGCCGGCCCGGGTGTACTTGCGGGACTCCTCGGGCGTGGCTTTGAGCGGCGCGATGCGCGGCTTGCCGATGACGTCGTACAAGCACCCGGCGGGCTCGCCGTAGCCGAGCGAGCGCACGCCCGCGAAGTACGTGCTGAGCTGCGAGTCCAGCCGCAGCTGCTCCCAGTACAGCGAGCCGGGCCCGATGTCCTGGCCGCTCGTTTTGTGCTCCACGATGTACACGCGGCCGTCGCCGTGGTTGCGCACCACGGCGTCCAACTTGCCTGCGACGCGAAACGTGCGGCTGACGCCGCCGGTTGCCGGGTTCACGAACGGCGTCTCGAATTGTCGCTCGACCGCGAGCACCTCGAGGTCCTCCACGTCCGCCCACCGCGCATCGTACCCGCGCAGCAAGCACTCGGCGCGCACCCAGTCGAAGGCGTCCTCGGCCAGCGGCGCCATCGCCGCGAGCGCCGCCGTCAGCCGCGTTTCGGGGTCCGCCGCGTACGCCAGCCACCACTCGGCCAGCCCGAGGTGAAAGAGCGACCCAAATCGCAAGGCCGCAGCGTCGGCGCCGAGCGGTCGGACGCCGAGGTCGAAGGCGATGTGGTGCTCGAGCCCGCAGCGGCGGGCCGTGGTCATTTCCGAGTTCGTGAGCAGCGCCAAGCGGCGCGAGGCGGGGCGGGTTGCGATCACGGACCTGGCATTACCACGCACCCGAGCGGTAGGCAAGTCCGCCTAGTACCCGGCGCATGTGACCTGCATTTCGGCTATGCCGAAACGCCGCCGGCGTCGTGGGCCACGAGCGCGAGCCAGATCGTCGAGTACGCCCGGGCGGACATCGGCCGGCCGTACGCGCGCCGGATGGCGACCAGGTCCCGGAGCTGCGACCACGTGCCCCCGAGGTCAACGACTGCGGCGGCGGGCTCGGGCAGCATCAACCACGCAACAAGGTCGGCGGGCATGGCGATCGCCGTAACAAAACCGCCCCGCCGATGTCTACAGACGCACGAATCTTCGCCCGAAATCGGTGATCCGGGGCAGCACCACCGCCCACCCGATACCCGACCCGCTGAGGCCATCCGGGCGCGGCGGCTAGCTCGCGTCAGTCGTCGTCTGCTTGCAGCAGGCCGGCCACGATAGCCTTGTAAAAGCCGACCGTGGCCTCGCGCGCCGGTCGCACGGACAAGAGCGTGGGCAAGTACGCTCGCGCTTGCGCGATGCGCCCGAGGTCCGTGCGCAGGAACGCCAAGAACGCCGCCGGCATGACGGCGGGCGCGCGGTCCGAGGCGGCGCCGAGCACCAACCAGTCGAGCGACTCCGCAAGCACGACGCTGAGTCGCGCGAGCTGCTGCGCCTGCGGGTAGCCCCGCCCGCGCTCCCAGCGCGACACGGTGCCGGCGTCGGTGCCCACGGCCGCAGCGACGTCGGCCTGGCCCATGGCCAGCCGCTCGCGCGCCGTCCGCACGCGCTCGCCGAACCCCCCCAGGCTCGCATCGTCGCCGTCCATTCGCCCCTGGTGCCGCGCTTCGGGCGAAAATGCAAACCCACATTCGGCGGACCCACCCTTGACTAGAATCTGGAATGTGGCCCAATGCATGGCAATCATGCCTACGTGGGATTTAGCCCGGTGGCTGCGCGACCACCGCGTCCGGGGCAAGTTGACGCAGCAAGCGCTCGCCGAAAAGCTCCGGGTTTACGCCTCCACCGTCAGTCGATGGGAGCGGAACTGCAGCGGGATGCCGGTCGAGAGTTTTCGCGACGCGTGCCTGCTGTTCGGCGCCTCGGCGGACGCTGCGCTCGGCACGCGGCGCGTGAAGAAACCTAATTCGGCGCCAAGCCCGGCGCCGCGAAAGAGACCGAACGACCATGGCGACCAAGAGAAACTCCAACGGCGGGCGCACGGCCGCCGCGACACGGATCGAGACGGAAAAGCGGAAGTGCTCGGTGCCGCTCACGGCGGCGGAGCGCGTGCTGCGCGGCGACGAGATGGCGGACTGCGAAGTCAAGATCGAGGAGCTGAAGGCCGACCGCTCCGAGCTCGCGCGCCAAGTCAAAACCCACGAGCGGCGTCGCAATGAGCTCGGCCACGCGCTCGAGGCCGGCACCGAGGACCGTGAGCTCGTGTGCGAGTGGCGCCCCGACTTCAAGCAGAACGCGTTTTTGCTGACCCGCCCGGACACGCGCGAAGTCATCGACACGCGGCCGATGACGGCCGACGACCGCACCGGTGAGCTGTGGCCCGACGCCGTGCCGGCGACGCCGCCGCGCTCGCCGCGGCCACCCGCCCGCCGCGGCCGCCCACCGGGCCCGCGTGCCGTGCCCGCCCCCGCCCCCGCCGCCGCCCAAGGACCCGACGCAGCGTGAGGAAAGGCGGCCCGCTTGACGCATCCGGAAGGACCCGAGCCCCCGCCGTCGTCGCCACCTGCGGCGCGGCCCAAGCCCCGCGTCGTACCGCTGCCGCTCAAGCGGGAAGTCTCGCCCGCGCACCTCGCTGACCTGCGCGCGTCCGGGCTCGACGACGCCACCATCGCGCTGGCGGAGCTGTACACCGAGCCGAACGCCCGCACGCTCACGCAAATGCTCGAGCGGGCGTACGTGCGCGCGTGCGGCCCGGCCTTGGTGTTCCCGGTGTACCTGCCGGGCGCCGCCGAGCCGCACGCGTACCGCATCAAGCCCACCAACCCGCGCACCGAGAAGCGGCGCGGTAAGACGCGCACGGTCAAGTACGACCAAGCCTCGCGCCCAGGCGTCTTGGTGTACTTCGCGCCGCGCGCTCGAGCGGCCGGCGGGTACGCCGACGCCACCGCCGTGTGCATGTGGACCGAGGGCGAAAAGAAAGCGCTCGCCCTCGACCAACTCGGCCACGTGTGCGTCGGGCTGACCGGCGTGTGGAACTGGGTGGACCCGGGTGAGCACGACGCCGCCTCGGGCGGCGACCGGCTGCACCCCGCCATCCGCGAGCACGTCGTGGTCGCCGGGCGCGAGCACGTCATCGTGTTCGACGGCGACGCGCGCGAAAAAAAACAAGTCATGCACGCGGCGGCGCGGCTCGCGGGCGTCTTGCTATCCCAAGGCGCCGTGCGCGTGCGCTTCGTGTGCCCACCCGCGGGCGGCCCGAAGGGATTCGACGACTACTTCGCAGCGCACGGCGTCGAGGCCGCGCGGGCGCTGCTTGCGACCGCCGAGGAGATGGAACCGGTCGACCCGCGCCGCCCGCGGCCGCGCATCCGCTCCATCAAGCACTTCGCCGACGCGCCCATCCACAAGGAGTGCTCCATTCCGGACGGGTACGACTTGCGAGACGACGGCTCGCTGTGGCGGCTGTCGTCGACCGAGCGCAATCCCGACGTATTGGTGTCGCCGGCGCCGCTTTTCATCCAGCGCCAGTTCGTGGACCAAGAATCCAACGAAGGCCGCGTGTCGTTGTGCTGGCGCACCGGTGACGGCACTTGGGCCGAGCGTGAGGTGTCACAACTCGCCGTCGGCGACGCCCGTACGATGGTCGCCGAGCTCACGCCGGTGTGCGTCCCGGTAGTGTCGACTAACGCGGCCCGAACAGTCGAGTGGCTGTACGTGTACGAGCGGCTCAACGCCGAGTTCATTGCCAAGACCGTCAGCTTTTCCCACGTCGGCTGGCAGCAGCAGTACGCCGGCGCGGCCTTCGTGCTGCAGGGGCCCGAGTTCCACGAGGACAACATGATTGAGTGCGTGGTGGATACCCGCGGGCAGCGCGGTGAAATCTTCGAAGCGCTCACGCCGCGCGGTCACCTCGACCAGCACGTGGCTGCGCTGCGCCGCGCGTGGGACGCGAGCCCGGTGTGTGCGACCGTCATTTGCGGGGCGCTCGCCGCGCCGCTTTTGCACAAGTTCAACCAGCCGAACTTCGGCATCCACCTCATCGGCGAGTCGTCCCGAGGCAAAACCACGATGCTGAAGATCGCAGCGTCGGTGTACGGCGACCCCAACAGCCCGCTGTGGGTGGCGGCCTGGAACACCACCAACGTGGGCGCCGAGCTGCGGGCCTCGGTGCTGTGCGACATGCCGCTGTGCTACGACGAGGTGGGCGGCGGTGACCCGGCGCAGCTCGAGCGGCTCGTGTACTCGATCATCAACGGGACGGGGCGCACGCGCGGCCAGCGCGACGTGACGCTGCGCAAGACGGCGCGGTGGCAGACCATCATGCTGTCGACCGGCGAGAAGTCGGTGGTCGACGAGACGGCGGCCACGGGCGCGCAGGTGCGGGTGGTCGAGCTGCCGGTCGATGGCTTTGGCGAGCTCGACGCCCAGGCGGTCGACGCGCTGAAGGAGGCGTGCGCCGCCAACTGCGGCAAGCTCGGGCGCGCTTGGATACAAGCGCTCGTCAACATGTCGGAGTCGACCTGGCTCCAGTGGCGGCAGCAACTCGCCGACCGCACCGAGGCGCTCCGCCGGCTCGACTTCGACCCGCTGCAGCAGCGCGTGGCCGGGTACTACGCCTTGCTGTCGATCGCCGAGGAGATGGTCGGCCTGCTGTATGGGCTGGGCGAAGGGGGCGCCACGATGGAGCGAGTGTTCGGAGCGCCCGGCGGCCGCACCCCGGTGCTTGGCCTCGCCGAGCGGTCGCACGAGCTCGTCGACAACTGGGTCATGTCGGAGCCGGACTCCTTCCCGGCGCTCGTGCTCACGGCCTCGGGTGACTACGAGCTGCCGTACAGCGGCCGGCACGGCCTGCGGGTGTACGGGTTTCGTCGGGAGGACCACATACTTTTTATCCCCTCGGCGCTTCGCGCCTACCTGCGAGCCCATAGATTTTCGGCGGGCGAGGTGATACGGCAGTGGGCCCTGAAGGGGTGGACCCGGCTCGACACGGGTCGGACAGACGCTCGCGTCCGCATCGGCGGACGGCAGATTCGGTTCGTGGCCTTACACGCGGTGGAGTCGGAATGACCCCCACCCCAGCGTGCTTGGACACCGTTGGACGCCACCGGTCCCATTGGGCCCGGAAAAGCACCTGTAATTCCGCGGATGAGTCCAGAATGACTCCCGAGACCAAGGTTCGTGCAGCGCTTAATGCGCGCGTAGAAAAACATGGTGGCGGTGGGGCGGAGTCGTACTCGCGAAAATACGCGCGCACGTTAAGGGTTAAATACCCTCGGTCTCATGATCTAGTTGGACTCACCTATGTTAACGCTCAGCTATTCTGTGCCATTTGTGACCAACTGAGGCCCACGTGGGACCCAAATGGAGGCCAAAAGTGCCCCGTTTGAGGATACCTGAGCCCGTTCGGCGGTCGAGTTTGCCGCCGCCGCCGCCCGTCCTGGCCGGACCGGCGACCCAGGACGTGGACGTGGCGCTCGCCGTCCGCGAGGTGCTCGGCTTCCCGATCCGGTGGCTCCGGGCGCTGCCGCTGCCGTCGGCGCTGGGGTGTAGCTTCGTCGCCCACGAGGGCGGGCGCGTCTGGCTGTGCACCGCTCCGATCCCGGTGCCCGGCGCGGACCCTCCTGCGCCCGTCTTCGTGGGCCCGGAGGTTGACGCCTTGGCTACCGCCGCCGAGTACGGCAGGGCCACGGCGGCGACGCTGCGGGGGTGGTGCGCGCGCAAGGCCGGCGGGGCGGCGTGGCGGCTGACCCCGACCGAGGCCCTGGGCGCGCTGGCCCACCCGGCGCCGCCGCTCGGCTGGACGGTGGGCCAGGTCTTGTGGGCGCTCGGGCTGCGGCTCGAGTGCGTGGAGGTGGGCGCATGACCGTCACGACGACGAAGGCACCTAGCCGCCCGCGTACGGCCCGCGGCGTTCCAGACGCCCAGCCCCAGCGCCGCCCCCGGCGCCGGGCAGCACGCCGGCAGCCAGCCCCGTCGGCGGCGCCGTCCCGGTGCGTCGTGCTGGCGGTCGACACGGCGACGCGGTCCGGGTGGGCGGCGCTGACCCACGGTTCGGACGCGTACCTCGGCTTTGGCGAGGCCGACACGCTCGACCGTGCGGCTTTGTCCGACATTGTGCGTTGGGCGGCGGCGCACGCCCGGTGCCAGCGCGTGCCGGTGGTGCTGGTGCTCGAGTCGCCCTTCGGCGGGCCGGTGGCGACGTTGCTCGGCCTCGGGGCGGCGCGCGAGCGGTGGCTGGCGGCGTGGCGGGAGTACGGCCTGCCCGCCCGCCAGGTGGTGTCGGTGGTGCCCTCCGAGTGGCGCGCTCGGGTGCTCAGCCCGGGGTGGGCGCGGGCCGGCCGGGCGGCGGTGCGGGCGCAGGAGCAAGCGGTCGCGGGGGCCACCGTCGGCGAGCTCGTGCGGGGCGACGAGGCCGCCGCGATTTTGATTGCGCGGTGGGCCATGCGGGCGGCGAAGGTCGCACGCGTGCTGCCTCCCACGCCGGGGACACGGACGACACGGACACCGGTCACCAAGGAGACGAGAAATGCGTGAGGTTACCAGCCACCACACCAACGAAGCCAACCGGGCCATCACGATCGGCGTGTACGAGTACGAGGACGGTAGGCCGTTCAACTACGACTGCAACTGGCAGGAGCGCGACGGCAGCGGGAGGAGCGTCGAAATCCCGATCCAGCACGGCCCGATCGGCGAGGTCGGCGTCAACGGCCTGACGCTCGAGGTGCTGCTCGGCATCGCCCGCGACCTGCTCGAGTACCACCAGTGCACCCAGTACGCGTGCGTCGAGAACCGGATGGCGCTCGACCTCGTGACCGAGGCGGCGGGCATCCTCGAGGACCGCACCCGGCGCCGCACGGCCGAGGGCGTCGAGGGCACGCTCCAACTTGACGCCACGGATGACACGGGCGCGGCGCCATGACCCTCGACACCCACAACGGCGCCGCACTCCTTGCCCTCGCCGTCTTCGCCCACGCCTGGGCCGGGCGGCTCCAGGGCCCGCCGGCGGTGCTCAGCGCCATCGGGTGGGTGATCCACGTGCTCACGGTGGTGGCGCTGCTCGTGGTGTGGGTGCGGTGACGCCATGGCCCGCCTACTCAGCTCGACCGTCTTCATCACGCCCGAGCAGGACGCCGTGCTCCGGGCGCTGTCCCAGCGTACGGGCGTGACCGTGGCGGCGTACATCCGCGAGGGTATCGCCCTGGTGCTGGCGCGGTACGCCGACGATGCGCTCGAGGCGCTCCAGGCGGCGCGGGCCCAGCGAGGAGCGCGCTGACCCAATGTCGCCCCGCCGCACCGCCGCCGCCGCAGTCATTCCGCCTCGCGCGGTCCGCCCCGAGGGTCACTTTGCCTTCGACCTGAAGACCATCCCGGCGACGCCCACGCACTGCCGGTGCGGCACCGAGCTCGAGCCGCTCCGGCGGTATGCGGGGATGTGCCAGCGGTGCGTGGCGCGCTGGATGCGGCGGCGGGCCAAGCGCCCGGCGCCGGCGCGGCTGCGGATGCGGGTGGTGCGGCGCTACGTGCGGGCGGGCGTGAAGTACGTGGTGGTGCAGTGCGGGTGCGGCGCGGGGCGGCGGACGATGCGCGCGGCGACGTACGACACGCAGCGCCCGCAGTCATGCAATCGGTGCCGGCTGCGCGATGTGGACCGGCACGGGTTTGAACCGGAGATGCGTGGAGGGGGGGGCGGGCGATGACGCACGGGACCGAGGACGAGGACACGCGGCCGCACCTGACCGTGCTGCGCTTGGGCGACGAGCTCCGGCAAGCGCACGACCAGTTCGGCATTCTGATCGGCGAGCGCGACGACTTGGCCGCCGAGCTCGCCCGAGCGCGCGAGCGGCTCGAGCACTTGCGCGAGGTGGCGGTGGCGTTCGCCTTCGTGGCGGTGTCGGCCGAGCCCACGCTGCGCTCGGCCCGCACGCTCGAGCTGCTGCGCGAGCGGTGCAACGAGTGCCGCCCGCCGGACGCGGCCGCGCTGAAGCCGGGGCTGTGGCCATGAGCGGCGCGCGTATGCCAGGGACGCGCCGGCCCAATCACACCGGCACCATCAAGCGGCACCGGCTCGCGGCGGGCGGCATCAGCTACCACGCCGCGCTGCAGGGGAAGTTCGTGGGCAGCTTCGAGTCGTACGCCGCCGCCGAGCGCGGCATCGAAGCCGCCCGCGCCGGGCACGACCACTGCCGCCACGAGGAGGCCGACCATCATGGAACCGATTGACGCTGACGACGTGCCTGCGGACGTGGAGATGGGGTTGTGTCCTGCGTGCGGCGTGAGCATTCCGCGCGTGTGGGAGGACTCGGTGGTGTGCGAAGGCGGCGGGCATCACACCGTGCCGCTGCGCCCGGTCCCGCCGCCGCCCGTGGTACCCGCGGCGCCCGGGCCGAGCCGCGCCGAACTCGAGCGCGAGTGGCGCGGCGCGCTGTGGGTCTTCGTGGTGCTCGCGGCCGCCGTGATCGTGGGCTTGTACTGGGTGGGGCGGTCGTGACGTACACCAACAAGGACCTGCGCGCCCAGGGCGTCGATGAGGCCGCCATCACGTGGCGCGCGTGGCGTCGGAGCATGTACATCACGCAGGCCGAGGCTGCAACGATGGCCGGCGTGCCGTGTGATTGGCTTCGGGATGTCGAGACCGGGCGCTTGTCGCCGGCTCGCCGGCCCGAGCGGATGGCGGCGCTGCGTGCGCTGATGGCGCGCTGGCCCGAGGGGCGGGTGCACAAGTGAAGCGCTACGACCCGATCGAGGTCGCCGAGGCGCTGCGCTGCTGCGTGCGGGGCATCTTCACGCCCCACGACCAGCTCGTGCTGGGCGGCGAGGTCGTGGCGCTGCGCGAGCAGGCGATGACCGCCATGGTGTGCCCCGAGCACGCCATCATCATGTACATCGCGCCGGGCTCCGAGAAGCTGCAGTGCTGGCACTGCAACGAGGGCCGGCGCCTGCGCGAGGAGGTCGACGGGTTGCGGGCCGCGCTGCGTGCGGCCACCGACTGCCCCGAGTCGCGCAACGGGCGGTGCTGGTACCGGGTGCACACGCAGATCGAGCTCGAGCGGCTGCGCACGGAAAGGGTCGGGTGAAGCCCGTGGCGATTGGACTCGTCTTGCTCGGGTTGGTGGCACGCGTGCACGCGTGGTTCGCGCCGACGCCGGCGCCGCGGTACCACGTCCCGCAGCGCATCGTGCCGCGGTACGTCGCTGAGATGGGCGAGTGCGCGACGTGCGGCCGGCCGCGGGCGCGCGCGACCGAGCGGTGCACGGGCGAGCGCTGGGCGGCGGGGCGCGTGCAGACCTCGCAGTGCGCCGTGCTGTTCAAGCACCGCCGGGCGGTGGTCGAGTCCGCGCTGTTTATTCCGGGGTGCGAAATCTGCGACGCTGGAGGCGACCATGGCGACCACGCCGCGTGACCGACCCACCCGCCCGCTCACGGTCGAGGTCAACATGGCGCTCGGCAAGGTCGCGCACGCCGGGCCGACGTCGTCGACCGAGCACGCCGAGCTCCTGCTGGCGGCGCGCGTGCTCGAGGGCGAGGTGCGCGCGGTGCGCGCCGAGCTCGCGCGGGTGCGCGACGACACCGGGCCTGACTGCGCGGCGTGCGGCGCGGACGTGCTCGGCGCCGACCCGGCGTGCGCTATGTGCTCGCTCATGCGGGGCCGGGCGTGACCGACGAGCTACCCGCCGAGGCGATGCTGGCGCTGCTCGCGCTGTGCATCGGTGCGCGCGCGGTGCTGGCGTCGGCCATCGCCCGGCGGCTGCCGGCGCGGCCCACCCCGGCGATGGTCGCCGGCGTGCTGTGGGCGTCCACGGACGTGGTCTTGGTGCTGATGCTGAGGAGGTTCACGTGAGACGAGCGATATGGGACGCGGTGGTCGAGGCGTGCGTGCGGTGGCTCGTGCTGGCGGTGCTCGCCTGGGTACCGGTGGCGATCGAGTTCTGGTGGGGCGGGGCCGTATGACGACCGAGGCCGCCGCCGCCGAGATGGTCGACACCGCCTCGCTCAAGCCCTGGGGCAAGAACCCCCGCAAGAACGACGGCGAGCCGGTCGCGCGCGTCGCCGACTCCATCCGCCGCTTCGGCTTCGCGGCGCCCATCGTGGCGCGGCTCGAGACCCGCGAAATCATCGCCGGGCACACGCGCTGGAAGGCCGCTCAACTTCTGAAGCTCGACCAAGTGCCGGTGCGGTGGATGGACCTGGACGAGCGGCAAGCGCACCTGCTCGCCTTGGCGGACAACCGGCTCGGTGAGCTCGCCGAGTGGGACACGCCGGAGCTGCACGCTTTGCTGGCGTCGTACGACGTGGGCGAGCAAGTGGTGGCGGGCTGGGGCGAGAAGGACATGCGCGAGCTCGAGCGGCTCGCGCATGGTGACGCCGACCTGCCCGAGGACGAGGTGCCGCCGGTACCGAAGGAGCCGGTGACCAAGTCCGGCGACCTATGGCTACTTGGCAAACATCGGCTGGTGTGCGGCGACTGCACCGACGGGCGCACGGTCTCGTTGGCGCGGGCGAAACTCGAGCCGTTCCTGCTTGTGACTGACCCACCTTACGGCGTGAGCTACGACCCCGAGTGGCGCAAGCGCACGAAGGGGCCCGACGGGAGGGCTCTCTCGAAAGGGCTCGGCGACAAGCGAATGGGCGCGGTGCCGAACGACGACGAGGCGTCGTGGACGGCTGCCTGGAAGCTATTCACCGGCGACGTGCTGTACTCGTGGTGCGGCTCGGTCAACAGCGTGATCGTGGCGGCGGACATCGATTCGTCCGGGTTCGAGCGACGATCGCAGATCATCTGGCGCAAGCCCCGGCTCATCATCGGGCGAGGCGCCTACCACTACCAGCACGAGCCGTGCTGGTACGCGGTGCGGCAGGGCAAGAACGCGCGCTGGAGCGGCGACCGCACGCAGTCGACCGTGTGGGACATCGCGCTTCGGGATGGGCAGGACCAGACCGAGCACTCGACGCAGAAGCCGCTCGAGTGCATGGCCCGCCCCATCCGCAACCACGGGGCATCGGGCGACGTCGTGTACGACCCCTTCTGCGGCTCGGGCACCACGCTCATCGCCGCAGAGCACCTCGGCCGGGTGTGCGTCGCGCTCGAGTTGTCGCCGGCGTATTGTGACGTAATCGTCGAACGCTGGCAGCGCCTCACCGGGGGCAAGGCCACGAGGCAAGGGTGAATTCCCGATGGCAGCTCGCCACACACCGAAAGCGCCGAAGCTCACCAAGGAGGTCGAGGAAACCATCCTGCGTCACATCCGGGCGGGGGCTTTCCTGAAGCACGCGTGCGAGGCCGCCGGCATCGAGGACCGCACGCTGCGCAACTGGATGACGTGGGCCGAGGCCGGCAAGAAGCCGTACATGGCCTTCGCGCAGAAAGTGCTGAAAGCACGCGCCGAGGACGCCATCCGGTCGCAGTCGATCGTCACGCGCGCGCAACTCGGGCACATCGACGGAAACTGGAAGGCGGCCGCGTGGTCGCTCGAGCGCAAGCACCCGAAGCAGTACGGCCAGGCGGCGATGCTGGCCGCGGTGACCGTGCGCGGCGGCGGCGTGGCCGGCGCCACGACTAACACCGGCGACGAAGGCGAAGATGGAGCCAGCACCACGGTCCAGTTCTACCTCCCGAGCAACGGGCGGCGACCGCAGGACGACGACGGCGAGGCGTAGCGCCCGCTTGCGCATCGGCCCGCAGCCGGGCCCGCAGGAGCGCTTTCTCTCCTCGCGCGCCGACATCGTCTTCTACGGCGGCGAGGCGGGATCGTCCAAGACCGCCGCCCTCGTGCTCGAGGGCCTGCGGTGCCACGACATCCCGAAGTCGGGCGGCATCTTGTTCCGGCGCACCTCGCCGCAGCTCGAGGGGCCGGGGTCGCTGTGGGAGCTGATGCGCGAGTGGTACCCGGCGCTCGGCGCGCGGCTTACGGAGTCGCCGGTCCTGAAGGCGGTGTTCCCGAGCGGGGCGTCGGTGCAACTCGCTCACATGCAGTACGAGACGACGAAGCTCAGCCACCAAGGCAAGGCGTACTCGTACATCGGCTTCGACGAGTTGACGCACTTCACCGCCGGCCAGTTCTGGTACCTGTTCTCGCGCTGCCGCTCGACCAGCGGGGTGAAGTCGTACGTACGCGCCACCATGAACCCCGACCCGGACTCGTGGGTCAAAACCATGATCGCCTGGTGGCTCGACGAGCGCGGCGAGTACGCGCGGCCCGAGCGCTCCGGCACCGTCCGGTACTTCTACCGCATCGCCGACACGGTGGTGTGGGGCGACACCGCGGCCGAGCTCCGTGCGGCGCACCCCGAGCAGCAGGACCCGCCGACGTCGTTCACGTTTATTTTGGGACGGCTCGCCGACAACAAAATCCTGCTCGCGATGGACCCCGGGTACCGCTCGCGTTTGATGGCGCTGCCGATGGTCGAGCGCGAGCGGCTACTCGGGTCGGGCGCCGGCGGCAACTGGCGCATCAAGCCGGCGGCGGGCCTGTACTTCCGGCGCGGGTGGTTCCGGGTGGTGCCCACGGCGCCGACCGACTTCGTGCAAGTCGTCCGCGCGTGGGACAAGGCGGCGACCCAGCCGACCGCAGCCAACCCCGACCCGGCGTGGACCCGCGGCGTCAAGATGGGCGTCACGCGCTCGGGCCGCTTCGTGGTGCTCCACCTCGAGTCGCTCCGGGGCTCGCCGGCCACGGTCCTGGAGACCATGCAGCGCATCGCGTCGCAGGACGGCAAGCGCGTCAAGGTGCTGCTGTGGCAGGACCCGGCGCAGGCCGGCAAGGTCGACATGTCGCTGTCGAAGGGCTTCCTCATCGGCTACCACGTCGAGTCCGAGGTCGCGCGCGAGGACAAATTAGTGTACGCGGGGCCGTTCTCGACGCAGGTGGAGGCGGGCAACGTCGACGTGCTCGAGGGCGCGTGGAACGAGGAGTTTTTCTCCGAGCTCGAGTCGTTCCCCGACGGCCGGCACAAGGACATCACCGACGCGTGCTCGCGCGCGTTCCAGGGTCTTGCCAAAGCCGGGGTGCTCGCATACCAGCGGGCCATGGCCACCGTGTCCCTGGAACTGGCCTCGATGGGCTGACCGCGCGTGGGCATCGTCAAAGAGCTCGTCACCCGCGCCGACTCCTGGGTCAACGCCATGACCGGGTTGGGCACGCTGCGCGACAAGCTCACGCACGCGCAGGTGGTGCCCGGCTCAAAGCTCACCGACCTGCAGCTCGAGGCGCTGTTCAACGACGACGACGTGGCCCGGCGCGTGGTCTCCAAGCTGCCACGCGAGGCCACCCGGCGCGGGTTCAAGATCGTGCTCGAGGGCGACGACGAGGCCGACGAGGACGAGGACGAAGCCGCGGACGTGGTGCGCCAGATGGAGGAGTGGTTCCAGCGCCTCGACGCCATGCCGAAGCTCCGGGACGGGTGGATATGGGCCCGGCTGTACGGCGGCGGGTCGGGCGTGTTCGTCGGCGCCGACGACGGCCGGCAGGTCACCGAGCCGCTCAACGAGGCGGGCATCCGGTCGATCGAGTTTTTGAACGTGCTCAAGCGCCCGCAGCTGTCCGTGAAGTCGCGGTACACCGACGTGCAGGCGCCCAAGTTCGGCGAGCCCGAGGTGTACACGGTCAACCAAGCCGCGGTGGCGCTCGCGCCCCGGGCCGGCATCGACATCCACGAGTCGCGGCTGATTTTGTTCGACGGCGCCATGACGGCGCGTATGACGATGGACTCGCCCTCGGGCTTCGACGACTCCGTGCTGCAGCCGGCGATGGCGGCGCTGCAGCAGACCGCCACGGCCTGGCAGTCGATCGCGCACCTGATGACCGACGCCTCCCAGGGCGTGCTCAAAATCGCGAACTTGGTCGACCTGGTGGCGGCCGACGGCGCCGACACGCTCCGGTCCCGGGTGCAGCTGATGGACATGGCGCGCTCGGTGTGCCGGGCGATCTTGATCGACGCCGAAAAGGAGTCGTTCGAGCGCGTGGCGACGTCGTTTTCCGGCCTGTCCGACGTGATGGACCGGCTGATGCAGCGCATGTCGTCGGCGGCCGACGGCATGCCGGTGACGCTGCTGTACGGGCGCTCACCGGCGGGCATGAACGCCACGGGCGAGTCCGACATCCGCGGGTGGTACGACACCGTGGCCGAGGCGCAGTCGGACGAGTTCAAGCCACGGCTCGAGCGCCTGCTCCGGCTGCAGTTCCTGGCCAAGGACGGGCCCACGCGCGGGCGTGTCCCCGAGCAGTGGTGCGTGGAGTTCCACCCGTTATGGCAGCCGACCGACGCCGAACTCGCCGCGACGAAGAAGGTCACCGCTGACACGTACGTGGCGCTGGTGGGCGCCCAAATTATGACCGACGCCGAGGCCGGGCTCGGGCTGGCGGCGGACTTCCCGACGATCGACGTGGACGCCCGGCAGGAGCTCGCCGACGCCGACGCGGACGAGGGCCTGCGGCCGCGCGAGGTGAACGTGCCGCCGCCGCCGGTGGACCCCGAGGGCGGCGGACCCGAGGGCACGGAGGGCGGCAGCAAGGGCAAGGGCCCAAAAGGCCGAAGCGATAGCGGGCAGCCGCGTCACCCGGCGGGCTCGCCCGAAGGCGGGCAGTTCGCGTCGACGGCCTCGGCGGGCAGCGGACGTAGCGGGCACGACCCGTACCCGGGTAAGGCGCTGCGCGACCTGGACCGAGCGGACTTCGACGCGCCGGTGCCGAACCCGGCGGTCAAGGGGTTTGCGGCTGGCAACGAGGAGATCAACCTCGAGGAAAGCGAGCACTACCAAGAGCGTTTCTCGAAGTTCGGCGCGGTCTTGGCGGCTAACCCCGATGCGACCGTTGATGATCTAATGCGCGAGGTGTACCCGGAGTCGCGCGCGGCGATGGAGGATTGGACGGGGCTGTGGATTCAGTCGTCCTCGGCGGCGATGGGCGACATTCGCGACGGGATGGTGGCCGACAATCACTTCTTTCACGACAACTACGCGGCGACACAGGTGGCGCTGCGAGCCCAACTTCCACAGCTGCAGAGGGACGGCGTCGTGGACGCCGACGGCTACGTCACGCTGTACCGTGGTGTGAAGACGGCGCACGGATCGAAGCAGGTCGGCGAGCTGCGCGCCGCTTTCGAGACGGGCGACGGGGCGGCGCAGTTGGCCACGCACGAGGCATCGTCGTGGTCTACGCGGCCGAGCGTCGGCCGACATTTCGGCAGGCCGGGCGGCGTCGTGGTTGTCACCAAACTGCACTACTCACGCATGTTCGCAACTCACCGGACGCAGGGTGACGGGCTGCCTCGGAAGTACGAGTCCGAGTGGATAGCGCTCAACTTGGATGGAGCCCCGATGACCGTGCACAAACACGTCGACATGCGGGACGGGTGACCGATGGCGCGGGAGCTCACATCCGGGCCGTTGCGTGGTGTCACTATGGGCTGGAGCGTGCCGTCGCACGGGCTGACGGTCGTCGAATGCGATGACGCAAACGACGATTGGTTGTGCACGCTGCGCCGGGAGCGTCTAGCCGGTGGCGGCGTCGAGCGCTCCGACGCCCAGGCGCGTGAGCCGGCGGGGTCGCCCAAGGGCGGGCAGTGGGCCGGCGGTGGCGGCCGCTCGAACACCCGGGCCGGCACCGCGCTCGCCGCACGCCAAGCGTACCTCGCCACGTCGCGCCAGCGCCTGAAGGCCGCCGGCACGCCGGCCGAGCAAGAGCACGCGCGGGCGGTGCTGCGCGAGGAGCGGCGCGCGCTGGGCAAGGCCGGTGCCCGGCCGGGCGACCACGAACTCGAGGCCGCCCGCCGCGGGTTGGACGACGACACGCTCGACGCCGACGCCAAGCACGAGCGGGAGAACCAGGTGCTCGCGGTCGTCGAGGCGCGCGGCTCGCAGGCCGAGGTGGTGGCGACGGTGACCGAGTTCCACGCGGCCAACACCAACGAGGGCACGCTGCGGCGGGAGTACAGCGCGCAGCTCCGAGACCTGGAGGCCGAGGGCTACGAGGGCGAGGCGCACAAGGAGGCCACCGCGTACGTCCGGGAGCACATCGCCAGCGAGCGCGACACGGCGCTCGAGCGACTCGGCGACCTGGCGCCGAACCGCGATTTCGAGCGCCCGCGCGCCACCGCCCAGTACCTGCACCGCGTCGCCAAGGAGCGCGTACGGGCCACGCACGCGGCGGCCGTCGCTCGGCTCAAGCAGATTGCGGCCGAGACGGCGGCGCGTCGCCGGGGCGATGCCGCTGAGCGCGGCGACGCTCAGGCCCGGGTGCCGGCGGGG